CATCTGGCAACTGGACCCCCTCAAAGTTGTTGAAAGGGTCGATCAGGGCTTCCACCCATGCGTGGTGGGTGCGGGGTGGACGTACCAGGGTGCTTGGTGCGTTCTGTTTGTTTCCCTTTAGGGAACTTACTGTCATCTGGGGTCCTCCGACCTTTTGGCCAAGAGCAGACGCAGCAAGTGATGGTGACTTGGCCGGCATGGAGAATAGGTGATATCTGTCCTGCAGTCGAAAGAGTGTGCTTAGCTGGAATTTCCAATTTAAGTTGTGTACTCATATATATGCTATGCATTTAACTCGAAAGGTAGCGGTCGCAAACCGCTTTAGAGACCTGGCAGGGCAGCTACTTCAGGGGTTTTAACACCTCTGATTTGCAACTGACCCTGCCCAAAACTGCAAGTTCACTCAGAATTCTCTCCATCTCTCTCTGCAGGGGAGGACTAATGCCATATACCTCTGCAAAGGAGCGCCTCAAATCTGCTGGGGGTTCAATGAACCTAGTGCCCACAGCACTCAGACTAGACTTGATCTCGGACAAAACTATCCTTGACCCTTTCAGCCCCTCTTGTACTTGCTCAACTGAGGCTGTCTTCATCCATGTGCTGTAGAGCTCTCTCCTGTCAATGACAATGTCCGCGTTCTTCACATACGAACTTGACAGGGCTGCAGCAATAACTGCACCCAACAGTGGGGTGCCTTTTGCCCAGGTGTACTCACTCAGCAGTTTTGCTTTGTAGAGGCCAGCTGGATCTCTCGCATTAGCAATGAGAGACGTGCCAATAGTGCGTAAGACCTTGAGAGGGTCTCTTACACTGCACACATTAAGTTCCCCGTTGACATAGTATACTAAGAACCGTCTACTACACAGTTCCATAGTACTACCAGGCCCCTCTATGGGGCCCACGTTCATCTTAAGCATATGGCCAATACCTGTTGCCAGCTCTACTGCTGCAGCTGCATACGTGGCCACCCACGCTACAGGTCCAACACATAAAGCATCATCCCCAATACATCTGAGAAACACGTCCCTCCGGCCGTGCTCCTCATCAGCCCTTAGAGCTGCTGCAAACTTCACTGACATGTTCAACCAAGTGTTTAACAAAGTTGTTGTCATGTCTCCGCTTGCAACTGTACCCAGGATGAGTAGTTTTAACTCCTTCAGAGTCCAGACATCGTCTACCTTAGAATGTCTGATCTTGAACTCATTGACTATACTACCAAACAGGGACCGCAGAAACTTAGTCTGCTTGCCATGAGCATCTCTACCATTCACAAGAATGCTCGTTAGAAGCCTGTCTACTGACGAGGCCTCACTATGCTTTGTTGCCGGTGTAAACCTACCATCTAGGCCAGTGTAGTCAGAAGCTGCGCTAGCTAATTCTACATTGTTGTTTTTTACCAAGTACTCCTGCAGGTCTTGCCGTTGGACCTCAGGGGACTGCTTGGCAGCATACACCTTTGTGGTACCTGCCAGATATGCTGACAGGGGCCCCGAGACAGGGGCCTGCATCACCTTGAACTGATGATCGCGGTCACTAATACTCCTTGGTGGCTTGATGCTGTCTGGATTGACCCCGTTAAAAGGGCCCTCAGCAGTCTCAAGCTCCTCAGAGAACTGCGCGAACTCGCGCTTCACAAAAGTGGTGATCACAGCCTTGGGCTCATCAACCAGGCCC